AATGATCGTGAGATGGCAACCTGCAAGAACGGTCAGTGGTGGACAACCCATCCTCACCGTGCTCTTGCTAATAACTCAGCGGTGTATAATGAGAAACCAACGGTCGGGCAATTCCTTGACGAATGGAAGTCGCTATATGAGTCTAAGTCTGGCGAACGTGGGATCTTCAACCGTCAAGCATCAAATAACCAAGCCCTTCGATGCGGACGTAGAGAAATCGATGGAGTTCATTTTGGCACTAATCCGTGTTCAGAGATCATCCTTCGGCCGTATCAATTCTGCAACCTTACCGAAGTCGTAGTTCGTGCTGAAGATACTCTCGAAACACTGAAGCAGAAGGTAGAACTGGCTGTGATCCTCGGAACGATCCAGTCAACCTTCACCGACTTCAAATATCTCCGTAAGATCTGGAAAGACAACTGCGAAGAGGAAAGACTTCTCGGCGTTTCTATGACAGGTATTTTCGACAACCCAAAAGCTATTGGGTGGATGAATGAACTTAGAGAGCTCTCCGTCAAAGTAAATGCTGAGTGGGCCAAGAAACTCGGCATCAATCAGTCAGTTGCTATCACCTGTGTGAAACCATCTGGAACCGTATCACAGCTTGTTGATTCGGCATCAGGCATTCACCCACGTCACTCGGAATACTATCTCCGCACTATTCGCGGTGATAACTTCGATGCAATGACGACATTCCTTAAGGCTCAAGGTGTTCCAAACGAGCCAGATGTAATGATGCCAAACAAAACTACTGTCTTCAGCTTCCCCCAGAAGTCACCAAAGGGTGCTGTTACACGTCATGACATCACCGCTCTAGAACACCTTGAAACTTGGCTAACAGTTCAGCGCGAGTGGTGTGAACATAAACCTTCTGTAACGATTAACGTTGGTGAAGATGAATGGGTGGATATGGCCGCTTTCGTTTACAAACACTTTGATGAGATCACCGGAGTAGCCTTCCTGCCTCGTGATGATCACACTTATCAACAGGCTCCTTATCAAGACATTGACAAGGAAACCTATGAAAAGTGGGTTGAAAATTCGCCTAAATCAATCGACTGGGATAAACTGCGCGACTTCGAAAAAGAAGATCAAACTACAGGAAGTCAAGAGCTTGCTTGCTCAGCTGGCGGCTGCGAGGTAACTTCTATCTAGGAGTCGGATATGTCTTTAGAGCTAGAGTTAGGCGATTTTATTAACATTCTGAAAGAACCAGAATATGATTTCTGGAACAATACAACTTCAGAGCCTGAGATAACTGGACCTGTATACAAAGTAAGACAGATTTCTCATAATCTTATTAAGAGAACCTATCGTCTAGCTTTAGAAGACATCTCAAAACCTGGTAACATTGATTATTTTGATCTAAGTGAAACAAAAATAAAAATTCTTCTCACGACTAAAGACGGCGATCCTTATTCTAAGATACTTAATAGTGCCAGGTGGTCATCACCTGGCACTGATCGTTAAGTGTAAAATTCTATACGAGCTAAATATGTGTATGAAAATATCTGAAGAGAAAAACACAAAAAAGGAGAATTTCACGTGGGCAACGAAAAGGATTTCGGCCGTCGTGGCGGATGGAAGAATGACGATAAGCGTGATGAACGCGAATCTGAACACCTTTCCGCACCAGTTGCAGCATCGGCTGTAGCTGAACCATCATCTCAACTTTCAAAGTCGTTAGTTGAACAACTTCAAGAAATTCTAAATGAAACAAATTCTGACGTTGGTTATTTCAGCGCAGAAATTGCTGACACTGAAGCCGAGTTTGCAGATATCAAAGCTGAATTTGATGGCGAATTAGCTGTTCTTAATGCTAAGAAGTCACGTCTTGTTGGTAAAGCAGCTCAAGCTTCTGCTGCGATCGCATTCCTCATGCCACCTGTTGTGGTTGTTGAACCTGATCTACCACCAGTTGAACCAACACCGGTTGAAGAACCAGTTGTTGTAGTTGAACCTGCACCAGTCCCAGTCGAAGAACCAGTTGTAGTAATCGAAGAACCAGTTGTTGTAGTTGAACCTGCACCAGTCCCAGTCGAAGAACCAGTTGTAGTAATCGAAGAACCAGTTGTAGTAGTTGAACCAACACCAGAACCAGTAGTTGAAGAAACTCCTGTTATTGTTGTTGAGGAACCAGTCGTAATTGAAACACCAGTTGAACCAACACCAGAACCACTACCTGTTGTTGAAGAAACTGCACCAGTTCCTGTTGAAGAACCAGTTGTTGATGAAGTTGTTGTAGTAGAACCTGCACCAGTCCCAGTCGAAGAACCAGTTCTTGTAGTTGAACCTGCTCCAGTTCCTGTTGAAGAAACAGTTGTTGTAGTAGAACCAACACCAGAACCAGTGATTGAAACAGCACCAGTCTGGTTCCCAGAAATCATTTTTCTTCCACCACCAGTCATTGACGAAGTTGTGGTAGTTGAACCAGTTCCAACACCAGTTGTTGATGAAGTTGTTATCATCGAAGAACCAGTTGTAATCGAAACACCTGTTGAACCAACACCAGAACCAGTAGTTGAACTACCTGTTGTTGAACTACCTGTTGTTGAACCAACACCTGAGGTTAACCTACCAGCCCCAGTTAGTCCAGATATCATCGTCGAACAACCTATGGTCGAAGATGACACAGTGGTTATCGAAGCTCCTGAAGTAACAGAGCCAATTGTTGATCCAGTGATCCCGTTCCCAGAACCAATTTTCGACACACCTGTTGAAGAAGTTCTTGTTGACGCTCCTGCATTACAAGATGCTCCTGTCTTCGAATCAATCGTTGAAGAAGCACCACTAAATACTGATGAAGTATTGGTGCCATCGGCAGAATCTGAGCTTATTCTTGAGCTTCCAGCCGACAAACAATAAGAGGAAGTAGAGATGAGACTTTTAGAAGACGTACAGGGAATCGTTGATGGCATTGCCGGAGAACGAGAAAGACTTGAAAAGCGTATTAAGAATCTTCAGCAAAAACTGAAAGAAAACGAATCGTCATATCAAGCAGATAAAGAGCGTATTACTAAAGATATCAAAGACGCTCAAGATGATCTTGCTGCTCTTGGTGCAAAAGCTCTTGAGTCTGAAAATGTCATCAAATATATGACAGGTAGACTTGAAGCTCAACCACCAGTGATCGTTGAAGTTATCAAAGAAGTACGTGTTGATGTCCCTGTAGAAGTCGTTCGCGAAGTCGAAAAACTTGTTGAAGTGCCAGTGCCAGGACCTGAACGTATCGTTGAGGTTCTTGGCCCTGAGCGCATTGTTGAGGTACCAGGACCTGAGCGTGTAGTTAACGTTGAGGTTCCTGGACCAACAGTTGAAGTCGTTCGCGAAGTCACTGTAGAAGTCCCAGGTCCAACAGTTGAAGTCGTAAGAGAAGTAACTGTTGAGGTTCCTGGACCAGAAAGAATCGTAGAAGTCTTAGGACCTGAGCGTATTGTTGAGGTTCCTGGACCAGAAAGAATCGTAGAAGTCTTAGGACCTGAGCGTATTGTTGAGGTTCTCGGACCAGAAAGAATCGTAGAAGTCCCAGGTCCAACAGTTGAAGTCGTAAAAGAAGTTACAGTTGAGGTTCCTGGACCCGAACGTATTGTCGAGGTTCCTGGACCAACAGTAGAAGTAGTAAGAGAAGTTACGGTTGAAGTACCAGGTCCTGAACGTGTTGTAGAAGTCCCAGGTCCAACAGTTGAAGTTGTAAAAGAAGTTACAGTTGTTGATGAAACAAAAGTAAAAGAACTTGAAGGTACAGTTGCAACTCTAAACTCTACTATTGAAGGACTACTCAAGCAACTTGATGCTGCTCTCGCACCAGCCCCAACGCCAGTTCCTGAACCAACACCATTCCCAGATCCAGTTGTGGTCGTTGAACCAACACCAGAACCAGTAGTAGAACCTACTCCAGTTCCTGTTGAAGAACCAGTAGTGGTTGTTGTGGAACCAGTTCCTGTCTCTGAGCCTGTTGTTGAACCAGCGCCTGAACCAGTTGTAATTGTGGAACCAGCGCCTGAACCAGTAGTAGAACCTACTCCAGTTCCTGTTGAACCAACACCAGAGCCAGTTTCTGAGCCTGTAGTTGATCCAGCACCAGTTCCTGTTGAAGAGCCAGTTCCTACACCAGTTGAAGAGCCAGCCCCAGTGGTTGTAACTCCTGATCCTGTTGTAGAAACTCCGGTCGTTGACATTCCTGTTGTTGAACCAACACCAGAACCTGCGCCAGTAGACCCAGTCGCACCAGTTGTTGATCCGGTTCTTGAAACGCCAGCCTCGCCAGTAATTCCTGATTTTGATGTTGTAATCGAACCAGTAGTTTCTGAACCAGTGGCAAATACTTCGCCTACCTAAACGAGTAAACAACCACTAACAGGTGACGCCCAGTGTAACAGCTGGGCGTTCACACATTTAAATAAATAATGGGTAATTCGGGAATCTGTCATGTATACATTCAAACAGTTTATTCGTGAAGGTCTGACGCAGTGGCAGGCAAAGCTTGCGCACAATGTTGCATCAAGAAGAAAGCCAGAAGTCCTAAAACAGACTGATCGTTACTTCGGAAAAGGCTCAGACGAGAAGAAACTCACAATTACTGATCCAGGGTCTAAAAAAAGCCCAGTGCATCAAGAGGTTGAGCAGCACCTTGGAAGAGAAATCTCACATTTTGACTACCATGAGGGATTGACGCCTGCAGACCCTAAAAAGCCACAAAATCGCACTAAACTCGGAAAGATGATCAAGGATTCAGGTATCCGCGATCGCTTTAATTCTGACCCATCAAGAAATCGTGACCTATCGAGTCACAAATACAATCCAGTTATCCAGCATTCTGATGAACACCACGAATTAGTCGTTCAACGTGGAGCTCACGTCGCTGGCATGTCTAACCCTGAATCGGCGCCAGAACACCCAACTGGGCATTCTTGGGCTTATGGATCAGAATCCAGATCTGAGGGTGGACAACTTGATGGATCTTGTATGACACATCCATCGCATACAGATGTGTATCATATGGATGATGAAGAAGAAAAAGACACTCTAAGAATCCTGCATGGTCATGTTAGATACGGCGGTGTTGTGATGTATGGTCGTAAGAATGGTATTGACAAATATCGCGAGTTTCGTGTTCCATATCAAAACACTCAGGGACATACTATTTTCCACAAGAACAACAGCTATGGTGAACATCATCCAGCATTTATGGATGCGGCTGAAAAAGAAGCACAGAAAATGTCTGGGAAACCACGTGGTTCTGTTATCTACAAGGTAGATCGTGGAAGATTCTACGCCGAAGGTCCTGAACACAAACTTAGACCAGGAACTACTCCTGAACAAATAAAGAATGCATTAGATAGAAATCATCCAGATTATGAAACAGATTCTGGCAATCGGCTGGCTCTTTTTAAGATGTCGCAGAAATTAAAAGGACAAACGAAATGAGAATTTTACTAATCGCATTGGCACTGATGACTGCAGCTTGTTCATCAGTGCCTGTCGTTACACCACCAATTTCAACAATTGAAGATGGTCGCTCAACTGAGCCATCGCCAGCGCCAGGTGGATATAGCCAGTTCTGTCGTGACACACCAACATCCCCCCTTTGCTGATAGGAGATTTTAATGTCACTAGCAATCATCGATGAAGTGTTTAAGATCGTTAGACTACGGCTAATCTACGAATCAGATGAAAAGGTTTTTGGTAAAAATGAATATTGGAAATCTTGGAAAAATGAAATTGCTGCAGGCCCAGGAAATTTCAAAGATGATTGCGATGGCTTTGCTCTTACAATGGCAGAGATGCTGATCGATCGTGGTATAAACAAAAAGCATGTTGCTCTTTGTTTCTGCGCCATCGTTGATGATGCAAGCCCAAACAACAAAGAATATCATCTAGCAACTAAGGTGTTCAACGAACAAGACGGATATTGGTATATTATGGACAACAATGTTAGTCGTCCACAAAGACGTAAAAACGCTGGTGGTTATGGATGGGGATTTGAATGGATCTCTTGTATGTACGCTGATAAACCAGGTAATTGGGTAGTGGATCAATGATGAAAACGTTTAAAGAATTCAGTGAAGCTACTAGGGTCCGAGGATTCCCAAAGGGTTCAAGAATCACCACAACAACTGTCCACAAAAGTGATATTGAACACGCTACTGCGTTGTCATCAGATTTAGCGACAGCAGACAGTAAACCATTCGTTAAAATTCACCACAATCCAAAAGATAAAACTTTTGAAATCCACACAAGACGAAGAGATGTTAAAGGTTCTCCAACTGGCCCAGCTGCTGTTACGAAATACGACGAGGGTAGTTTTATACGACACGCAAATAAAGTAATGAGTAAGGTCTTTCCAGATTTTTATCCACCTGCTAAACACGCTTCAATGGAAACCAACGGAAAGAAGTTTCGTTTCAAATTAGGTAGATAAATATCATGTGGATTTATGAAGGTAAAGATGTTGAGGAAGTTCCAGAAAACGTTTTTGGGTTTGTCTATCTTATAGAATGCACAAACGGAAAAGCTTATATCGGTCGAAAGTATTTCACTAAAGCCGGATACAAGGTCGTAAAAGGTAAACGTAAAAAACTTCGGAAGGAATCTGATTGGAAAGATTATTATGGTTCATCCAAAGATTTGCTGGCTGATTTAGAACACTATGGTCCGAAATGTTTTAAAAGAACTATTCTTAGATTTTGCCAGACTCGCGGCGAAACCAACTACCAAGAAGCCAAGTTACAATTTCAATATAATGTTCTAGAAGAAAAACTACCTGATGGAACTCCACGGTATTATAATTCGTGGATCTCAGGCAAATTCCACAGAGCATCTATTTCTAAAAAGGCTTGACAACTGTCGTGCATACACTATACTACACTATTCTATTAACAATCTTAGAAGGAAATTACGTGAATTGGGAAAAGTACTCGAACACAAGCACCTCATTGTTAGGGCAGAATTAAACAACCCACCAAAGGATCCAGCCGCAATTAAGGACTGGATGGCTCGTCTTGTAGATACCATTGGGATGAAAATTCTTATGGGCCCATACAGCGTGTATTCTCCTATGGTTGGTAATCAAGGACTCACAGCAGTCACAATCATCGAAACAAGTCACATCGCGATGCACGTCTGGGACGAATGTGATCCCGGACTAATGCAATTTGATGTATACACTTGTTCCACTCTTGATATTAAAGACGTCTTCGACGCTCTCAGTGAATTTGAACCAACGAAAGTTGAGTACAAGTTCATTGATCGCGAACATGGTCTTAAAACAATCACCGGTGGTAAACGTACAAAGATTAAAGCAGTGAAGAAACAGCTTGACAAAGCTGCATAAAAGCAGTAGACTTGAGTATGAAGAATCAATTGTTTTCTTGGCCAAAAACTTTTTTCTACTGCCACAAAGCTTCTTGGAAAAATGGTAAAAGTTTTCACACAGTAGTTGATCAACTACACCAGTTGAATTATTACTGTGTGAAAATACCTTTCAAGAGAAAGACACCATACCTTTACATTTTTATTGACAGGGAAATCGATGCGTAAGTACGTTATCTGGTCTAAGAACAATTGCCGCTTCTGTCAAGAAGCTAAGAGCTTTTTGCTTATGCGGAAAGCAGACTTTGAAGTTAAGACACTTGATCTAGACTACAACATAGAAGAGTTCGTGAAGAAATTTCCTACAGCTAAAACATTCCCCGCAATCACCTGTAATGATGATTATATCGGTGGTTTTGAACAACTAAAAGAGAGTTATTAATATGAAAAAAGAAACACCACGTGAGAATTTCGTCAACCAATTACTTAAAGGACCATGTACAGTGGTCTTTACTAAGGTAGATGGTTCCACTCGTCGAATGCCGGCGACTCTTCATCACTCACTTATTCCTGCTGAAGAAATTGCACCTGATGACGCTACCAAAAGCCGCAAGGTAAACGAGGAAGTCGTTCCTTGCTTTGATCTAGAGCTCCAGAAATGGCGTAGCTTCAGAGTCGATTCTGTCATTAGTTTTGAACCAGCCCTGCGAGTTGAGACATGATCGAAGCACAAGATTTCCCAATTCCTCAGTTCTTTACAAATAAGCTTTTCGCGGAACTGTTTGAGATGATGGGTCTGGCGATTGCAGATCCTACAGGAAAATGCGATTATCTTCTCACGGACACTGGTGTAGAATTCTTTTACACTAATGCTGCCGCCTCACCAAAAGACGTTATGAACGCTTTGGGTGTTGAGCTTCAGCAATTTCGCGAAAGTAACGTTTTGACAGACGAGGATATGTAGTAGTGGAACTGAATGAAGTCAACAAAAACGCGAACGGTGGTACTGAACTCGTAACACGTGGGATTCTTGAGAGGATTAGTCCGGAAGAATTTGAAGGTGTGCAGTTGATCACAAGTCGAGTGCGTGAACTGAAGAAGAGACACAAGAGAATTCTCCACCTACACGACCTTGCCGGTGATCCTGAAGTTCAACATCTTAAGTCTGATCTAAGTCGCAATCGTTTCTCTAAACTGGTGTTCTGTTCTAACTGGCAGTACGAATCCTATCGTAACCAGCTTGGTGTTCCTTGGGATGACAAGTCTACAGTAATCGCCAATGGCATTGAGCCGCTCGGTATGATGTTGAAACCTACCGATAAGATTCGTCTTATCTACACAAGTACACCGCATCGTGGACTTGAGATTCTGGTTCCGGTCTTTGAACATCTGTACAAACAGTTTGATGGTCAGATCGAGCTTGATGTTTTCTCAAGCTTCAACATCTATGGTTGGCCAGAACGTGACCAACCTTACGAAGAACTTTTTGAACGCTGCCGTCAACACCCCGGAATCAACTATCACGGATTCCAACCAAACAGTGTTGTAAGAGGAGCTCTTGAGAAAGCACATATCTTTGCTTATCCATCTATCTGGCAGGAAACATTTTGTATTGCGCTCGCAGAAGCTATGTCTGCCGGTTGCTTGTGTGTCCATCCTAATCTAGCAGCTTTGCCAGAGACTTCCGGTGGGTTAACGGTAATGTATGATGGTAATCAGAATCCTAATGAACATGCACAAGTGTTCGCTCATACGCTCGCTTATGCTATTGAGAATATTCGCCAGAATGATATGACACCATTATTGAAATACATCAAGTCTTTCGCGGATACTCGTTACTCTTGGACTAATGTTATCTATAAATGGCAATCACTACTAAACTCTCTGAAATAAAGAACATTTTTTGCTTGCTTTCTGTGGCCGGACGTAGTATACTGAAGGCTCAGATAAAGGAGACCACCTATGCCTCGCGGCATCAAAAAGAAACGCGCACGTAGAGCTTCCGGAACACAAACCGATGCCTTCTACGGTGCAGAGCCGATCTTTACTGGTAAAATTACTGACCAACAACTCCACCCAACTCTAACTTGGTACAACTACACTCAAGACCCTGAGAAGGGTAAAGTGTGGCTTCTCGACTTTATGGGTCGTGAAGGTTATACGAAAGCCGAAATTCAGGCAGTCAGGCGTGTCAACTTTAACGCCATTCCTTCGGTCGTTTACTGGCTGTCTAAGATCGCTCTGAATGGCACGAAGCTTCCTAAAGACACGGTAGTTCGCTTCAAAGAACGCATTCAAACAGCCATTCAGAAGGGTGCCGGTCTCAAGGACCCTGACGCTGTCAAGGCGAAGAAGAAACCACCCAACATCCAGGAACGCATCAAAGAGAAGGGTGAGCAGCTTATCGCTGACCTTGAAGACGCTCTTGACAATTTCTTTGTCAACAAAGAGAAGTTCTCGATGTATGACTTCCTTCAGAAGAACGAAGTCTCTTCGCAGATCACTAATATGATCGCTGCTTATTACCAACCAAAACTTGATGAGCTCAATGAGCGTGACGCACAGGTGACGGAAGCCTATGGGTCTGATCGCGCACGTCTGAAGAAGTTCTTCAACGAATGGTTTTCTGATATCGAGCGCTACGGCTCTAACCGTAAGGTGTCGAAAGAGCGGAAGCCTCGCAAGAAGAAAGAGAAGCTGGCCGTTGATGTCATCAAGCGTCTCAAGTACCAGAAAGAATTCAAGCCTCTGAAGATCGTTTCCGTTAACCCAATCGAGATGATTGGTGCGCAGCAGCTGTGGGTCTACAACACTAAATATAAGCAGCTGGCCGTTTATAATGCTGCCGGACCAGCTGGTATTAGTGTCAAAGGGACAACTCTTATTGGTTTCGATCAAGAAGAATCTGAGTACAAGACGCTTCGTAAGCCTGAAGAACAGGTCGCGAAGCTTCTCTCAACTGGTAAGATTGGTCTGAGGAAATTCATGGGTGAGATGAAGACTAAAGCTCGGAAGCCGAATGGCCGAATCAACGAGAACATCGTAATTCTAAAGGTGATTAAGTGATTATCGTCGACCTACAACAAGTGATGATTTCTAATCTGATGATGCAGATGAGTAATCAGAAGTCCGCTGAGCTTGATGAGAGTTTGCTTCGGCACATGATCCTCAACTCGATCCGCTCCTACACATCACGCTACTGTGAAAAGTATGGTGAGCTTGTGATCGCCTGTGATAGCCGAGGCAGCTGGCGCCGAGAGCAATTCCCCTACTACAAAGCAAATCGTAGGCAGGCTCGTGAAGAGACTACCACGATGGATTGGACAGCGATCTTCACCTATCTGGCGAAGATCCGTGCTGAGCTCAAGGAAAGCTTTCCTTATCGTGTTATCGAAGTTGATGGTGCGGAGGCTGACGATATCATCGCGACACTTGTCCACACCTACGGACCAGAGGGTGCGCGCATCCTAATCCTTTCCGGTGACAAAGACTTCATTCAGCTTCATACATACATGGCCGTTGAGCAATATGACCCAGTACGCAAAAAGAAAATCACCCATAACAACCCCGACCTATTCAAAGCCGAACATATCATCAAGGGTGACAAAGGTGATGGTGTTCCTTCTATTCTTATGGCTGACAACTCATTGGTTCTTCGAGAGCGCGCCAAGCCGGTAACGCAGAAGAAACTTGATGTCTGGGTTAAACAGAAACCCGAAGAGTTTTGTAATGAGCAGATGCTACAGCGCTGGCATCGGAATAAACAGTTGATCGATCTAGACTGTGTCCCGAAAAACATTCAGGAAAATATCTTGTCTGAATATGAAAATGAGGCTGGTAAAGGCCGCAAGAAAATGTTCAACTATTTCATGACACATAAACTCAAACATCTAATGGAGGTCATCGGTGACTTCTGATACAAGGAAAAACTAAAATGCCAATGAAACGAGCTATCTCTGAAATTATCACAGAGGCTGCTAAATTCGAAGACGATCAAGAACGTGTAGACTTTCTACGCAAGAACGACGTCGCTCCTCTTCGAGTTCTTCTTCAGTATGCGCTTGATTCGCGTGTACGGTGGCTTCTCCCTGAAGGGGAAATCCCCTACAAGCCAAACAAAGAATATCTTGATCTCCATGGTATGCTTTATTCACGTGCCCGCACTCTGTATCTCTTTGTTGAGAATAGCAACGCTCCGGCCATGACAATCGAGAAGCGTGTATCAATGTGGCGCCAGCTTCTTGAAACAGTTCTGCCTGAAGACGCTGAGTTTCTTGAGCGTATTAGAAACGGTAAAGTTTGGAAAACGATTAATAAGAAGGTTGTGAACAGAGCCTTTCCTGGTCTGGTCAAGTAGTAGAGAGAGAGATGAGTAAGTCAAAACATACGCGGTCTAAATTCGAAAAATATGATGAAGATCAAGATGACTGGAGGACCGATCGCGACGAGCATCGTCGGAAGGTTTCCAACAAGCGAATTAATGCCGCTCTAAAAACGAAGAACATCGATCAGCTCCGTGAGCTTGATGATGAGCTTTACGACTGAGAGATAGGTTATGAAACGTGACCACACAACTCCTGAAACGTTATCAAATGTCATATCGAAAATAAAAAAAGAGAGAAAACCGAAATTATCCGTTTGGGATATTGATGACACATTGTTCAAGACACCATCAAAACACCTTAAAATTTATCTGGTTGATAAGAAAACAAAAAATAGAATAAGGGGTAAGAACGGAAAATATTTGTCGGTAACGACAGAGCAGTTTGCTGATGAAGATCATCTAAAGAGAATTCTTGATGTTAATAACGCTGCGTTGGATCAAAAAAACAGCTTCGGAGCATTTAGAGATCCTAAGATATTCAGTAAATACGCCAAACCAATCACCAAAAATCTTGTGATTGCTCTGAAAGAGTATGGTAAGAAAAAAGAAGTGTTCTTCTTGGCTTTGACGGCTCGTGATAACATGGATCCTGTAGGTTTGGATAATTTTCTCAACCATTTTGCCAACCACGGACTAAATATGAATACTGATCGTTCTCACATAATAAGAGCTCGTTCAGTTACCGTTCTTCCGGGTAGCGAAGCTAAGAGAAGAATTCTTGAGGGTATCTTAAAGAAATGCAAATTTATCAATGAAGTTGAGTTTTGGGACGATTCCCCAAGTAACATTAGCGAGTTTGTGAAGCTTCGCGAGATTTTTCCACAAGTAGTCTTCACAGAAAATCATGTAACGAAATAGGTGTTCAAATTCCGACTTACAAATTCTATAACAAAAATACAGGCAAAGAGTTCATCGAGTTTATGACGATCTCTGAGCGTGACGCTTATCTGGCGGCCCATCCTAATCTAGAACAACGTGTTCATGGCGCGCCAATGATTAGTTCTCACCGAGGCGGGGACCGCGCAAAGCCCGACGGTGGGTTCAATGACGTTTTGCAGAACATTGCAGAACACCACCCCCAATCCCCGCTAGCTGACCGATATATGAAAAAGTCTATCAAGCAATTGAAGACTGAAGAAGTGATGAAAAAACACAGGAACCGTCAGCGTAACAAGTAGAGAGTTTATATGAAACAAAGATTAACCCGCCGCGAAAAAAGACAAATAGAGCATGGTGATCTTGATATAGGAACTGTTCTGAAGGACAAGGTCTTTAAAGTAAAAACCGTTGAACCTTTAACAGCAAACCAAGCCATTTCGTTTGAAGCATGGAATAAGGGAAAGAACCTTCTCTTGACCGGAACAGCCGGCACAGGTAAATCTTTTGTCGCTTGTTATCTTGCGCTCTCTACAGTTTTCAGTAAGCCTGATGTGTATGACGATGTGACTATCGTGCGTTCAACAGTCCCATCACGTGATCAGGGATTCTTGAAGGGAAGCATTCAAGAGAAGTCCGAAGTGTATGAGATGCCATACTTCTCTATCTTTCAAGATATGTCAGAAGTTGAACACGCCTACTCGGCACTGAAGAGTAAGGGTCTAGTAAAGTTTACATCAACCTCATACATTCGCGGCATGAATCTTAAAAACACCATCTTCGTTGTTGATGAGATTCAGAATATGACAAGCGAAGAGTTGCATACTATTACCACACGTGTCGGTAAGAACTCTCGCGTTATTATGTGTGGTGATATTAGACAAAACGACTTGAAGAATAATCGTCAGAACTCGGGGTTTAATGATTACTCTAAAGTCATCGATGAGATGAAATCCTTTCGTCACATCCAATTCAATCGAGATGATATCGTGCGTAGTAATTTTGTGAAAGAATATATTATCGCCCGTGAGAATCTTGAGGATAGAGGAATTATCCAACCGCAATGTTAGTTAAACAATTTGACAACAGTCAGTTGGTGAAGTTTCCTAGACTTGAGACAGAAACAATTGATGGTAAACGACATTATGTTGTGACGGGTGCGGAGAAATTCCCATCCGTCACAACGGTGCTCGATAAGACCGCTGATAAAACCTACCTTGATGAGTGGAAGAAAAACGTTGGTGAGAAACAAGCCAACAAGATTTCTGAACAAGCAAGAAGCCGTGGTACCGCTCTTCACTTTATGTGTGAACGATATGTCACCAACGTTCCATTTAACATCAAAGATGAAGCTCCTTCTAATGCCGCCTGCTTCCTTCAGATCAAGAAGGCTCTTGATAAGTGGGCTGGAGCGATCCATGCAGTAGAGGCAGCGCTCTACAGTAGGAAGCTTAAGGTCGCCGGGTCAACCGATCTGGTGACGATCTGGGACGGCGAACTGGCGATCGTGGACTATAAGACTTCTACCAAGATCAAGAAAGAAGAATGGATTCTAGACTACATTCTCCAGTCTTCAATGTATGCTTATATGTATTGGGAAATGACTGGTATTTTAATAAAGAAGATAGTAGTTGTCATTTGCGTTGAAGATCTTAGTGAACCACAAGTGTTCGTTAAGAATCCCGGTGACTATACTAAGCAAATAGCTGCTAGAGTTAAACAGTATTACCGTAATCTCTGAATTACATGCATTTAATCTTTTGCTGCTTGCTTTTGACCCCGATCAGGCGTATACTGATGGTGGATTAGGAGAAACCCCATGCAAAGCTGCCACGTGCTCTATGGTGTTAAAGATGCTTATGACGACCCACTTTGGGGAACGGTTCCTGCCCGCCGAGTGATACTTGGCGTTCACCGGACCTGGTCGGGGCTTCAAGAAGCTCTAGCCAAAGCGATCAAGAATGTCGATGAGTATAAAGACCCAGTGAAGCGTAGTCTGACCTTCAATTGGAACTTCGACTACGTTGACTTTGAGACCCGCGTCCTTGAGGACTGACCCATGCTTCGTGATACCTTCACCGTTGATAACGGCGGCGAGAGAGCCAAGCCGGAAGTCTTTGAGACTGTACCAACCAAGAGGGAGAATCCCTGTGATACGTGTCCTCGCGCCACTATGTGTGACGCTCAAGAAGTAGATTGTTTCGCCTTCCGTCGTTGGAGTAATTGTGGTGATTATTCCGATACACAAGTTCAGCATCTAATTAGGAAATTTGACTGATGCCACAAGTTACGCCAAACTGTGTTGCCCGAGTAGACCTTGCCGAGTATGAGCGGGGTTGGGGTTCAAAGATTTTTGAGCGGGTATATTTCACCACTCTTGAAGAAGCTGTTCAATTCATCAAAGAGTACAACGCGCAGAACGTTGAGACAGCTGCTCCGGATTATTACACCGTTGCTCAGGGACCATATAACATATGAAATACACCAGGCGCATAAGCGTTAAGTGGTTCTGGGAACCTAGTCTTTGGGTTTGGGCGTTCCATAATCGCATTGATGAAAATGATCGCCCACGAAACGAGTGGGATATCGGACCACTATCTATCTTAATCCGCAGAGTGGAAGCCTAATATGACCAAATTTGTAAAAGAACAACTTAAAGACATAATGGAGAGGCTTACTCGCGCCATTTCTTCTTGTAATGAAGAGGAAATTATTCTCCTCAACAAGCTGCAGGAGCTCTACTCGCAGCGAAAAACGTATCGTGACGATTTGCAACTAACCAACAAACTTTACCAAGCAATCGACATTATCGCAGACATAAATAAGAATAAGCCCACTTAGCTCAGTTGGTAGAGCACTGCCTTTGTAACGCAGATGTCATCCGTTCGATTCGGATAGTGGGCACCACCAATTTCTGTATTGACTAAATATTCCGCAGTCAAAGAGGAACAACCAATGAAGTCGCTTAGAGAACACGTTACAGAATCGCTTGCCGACCGTGGTGATATTCGCCCCGAGCACAACAAAAACGTATACGCCAAAGTCTTGAAATACGTTAAAAGCGATCCTGAATTTCACAGTGCTCTTCACGGTGCTTCAGATGATATTGAGGGCTCTATTTCCTCGATGAGAAGAAATGATGAACGAAGAAACATCGTTGATCACGGAATGTCACCTTCCGCTGCTCGTGTTGCTGCAATAGCTAGTAACGGTAGTATTAAGGATGGTATTTCTGATTTCATGAAAGACCATTTGCATTGGAAATTTGGTAATCATCCAGGCTATTACAGCGGTCCAAACGTTCCTTCTATTGCAAGTGATATTGTGGACAAACATGTTGAAATTCCATATGATGACAGTGAAGAAATAGCTGATGCCGAAAGAAGCCACAAGGAAAACGAAAGTCGTGCTGGCGTTCGTGCAGCTAAACAGAAAATTGACAACGAGATAAAGGATACTGTCAGTCGGATACATCCTGGTCAACTTCAACACAGTTTAGAGGTCCACAGATTACTTCGCGATAAGGCCACCGTTAGAAAAGCCCCGGAAGATGTACGCCACCACACCAGAACTATGTTTCATATCAAAAAAGCTTTGGTGGCTAACGGTTTGACCCCATCTTCTCGTCCAAAGGCACCTGAAAGAAATGTGAGAGTATTAACTAAGAACGGTTTAGTTAATCGCCCGACTCGTCAACCTTTTAAATAAATAATTTGCTGTCTTAGCTCAGTGGTAGAGCGCTGGTTTGTGGAACCGGTGGTCCGTGGTTCAATCCCACGAGGCAGTTCCAGTATCGCGGTAGCTTAGTAATAACCTTGTGAGATCCTGTGTACAGGGATAAGATGGGTTCGGTAGTTCCAGTATTGACGACGGGGGAGTCCGGAATGCTCCTGTCAGCCGGTGGAACGAGACTTAAAGCCCTAGTATGACTAGGAGACGGTGTGAAACCCCGCGACCACTTTATCATGAGGAAAATATGAACATCCTATTCCTTGACATTGACGGCGTACTTAACTCTCATGAGTGGTACGAGAAAAACGTAAAACAAATCCATTCTGAATCAAGCATTTTTTGGCGCTCAGTAGCTGAGCTAGATCCGGCAGCTTGCGCTCTCGTTAACAAACTCTGTGAAGAAGAAGACCTAAAGATCGTAATCACATCCACATGGCGTAAGCTTCATGATGTGTTTCAAATCGAGGCTATGTTCAAGAAGAAGGGTTTGTTCGCGGAAGTCTTCGATAAGACACCCGAACTAAAGGGTAAGGCTCGCGGATACGAAATTCAAGAGTACCTAGACACAACTCCCGGCATCGAGAAATATGTCATCCTTGATGATGATTCTGATATGCTTACTGGCCAACCATTTGTTAGAACACTGTGGTCGGTAGGGGTTCAACCAGACGACATTGAAATCGCGAAGGAAGTTCTCAATGGACGACTTAGTTCTATCGCAATCTGAAATAACAGATTCTTTCTTTAGTTTCAGAAGTGAAATCATTGGTCCGCTAATTCCTGAAAGAGACTTGGAAGAGATAAAAACGTTCGAGTACAATTTCCGACTGAACAACTACTCTTCTGATGATAATGTGGAAACCAGCGTCATCCTAAAATTCATCGACGACTTTCCAATCGGAATGAAGTCTGGTGGTCTTATCTTTAAGTGGAAGTTGAAAATCTGATGGTAATTAATGAGGAAGAACTTATCGCGATCCACAAGATGCTTGATGAAGCCATCATCAACGTGGAAATAGTTCGTGACACATGGAGATCAATTAACTGGAGTCCGATTGATCAAGACATTTTGGTGTATACCGCCACCATTACCGCGTTCCAAAAGGAGCAAATTGATCAGCTTTTTGTAGATTTACTAGGAAATTCAACGACTTAGGAGATTAACACTTTTTAATACTTTTTTTCACGTTTTGATTGCCTTTTATGCTGTATTAGAGTATACTCTTATTTGTTGGGTCAGAAAAACCTGCCCACGTGAAACAGGAAATTGATAATGTCGCATATGATTGAAATGGTCGATGGCGTTGCCCAGATGGCCTGGACCGGCGAGACACCTTGGCATGGCCTCGGTAAACAAGTCCCCGCCGATCTGACTCCGCAACAAATGATGGAAGCTGCCGGTCTCGACTGGGAAGTCGAAAAGGTTCCGGCGTATGCTACGGTCGGTAAGAAGCGTATCGCGGTCGGTAAGTCCGCCCTGATCCGTAAGTCGGATAACCGTCTGCTCGACGTCGTGGGCGATGACTGGAACCCCTGCCAGAACGCCGAAGCGTTCGAGTTTTTCAACGACTTCATCGGCAACGGTGATATGACGATGGAAACTGCCGGCTCGATTATGAACGGCAAACGCGTGTTCGCGATGGCCAAAGTGAAAGAGTCCTTCGAACTCTTCAAAGGCGACCGAGTTGACGCCAACCTGCTCTTCTCCAATCCCCACATGTATGGTAAGACGATCGACATCCAGTTCACCCCAGTTCGGGTCGTGTGCTGGAATACGCTGTCGCTGTCTCTGAGCCTCGGCTCTAAGAACCGCGTGTCCGTCTCTCACCGTGTCAAGTTCGATGGTGATTCCGTCAAAGAGATGATGGGCGTTGCGAAAGACAAGCTTCAGACCTACAAGGAAGCTGCAGCGTTCCTCGGCTCGAAACGCTTCACCGACGAGTCTGTGACTGAATACTTCGGTCGTGTGTTCGGCGCCAAGGAAAACAAGAAAACTGGCGAAGACAAGAACTCGCGGAATGCTCGTATCGCCTACGACATCCTCGAGCAGCAGCCCGGTGCGAACTTCGCGAAGGGTTCCTGGTGGCAGGCGTTTAACGCTTCAACCTTCATGGTTGACCACGTCATCGGCCGTAACGAAGACAACCGCATGAACTCGGCTTGGTTCGGTTGGGGCCGTAACCTGAAGGTCAAGGCTCTCCAGACCGCCATGGAGATGGCTGCTCTCGACAAGGACATCACCGTCCGCAAAGTCAAAGCTCCGGCTGCTGTCTAGTTCTTCTACTCTGGGGGAGGCTTCGGTCTCCCCCAAACCTTTTCGGGATTCATATTATGGAATTTAGAGATATTGTAATAAAGCTTGTGGCCACAATTCTAGTTGTGGTTTGGCCGATTGCAATCGTTTTATCTTTTTTGTTTTTCACACCTTTCTTGGCAATTGTGTTTGCTACTTGGGTGTGGGCTTGGGGTACTCTGCTTGCTTTCTGTTTGGTTGTCGGTCTGCTTTCCTCAATATGGAATTGATGGTATGATTGAAAGACAAGCACTCGTTGATGAGCTAGCAGAAATCGTCTTTGACGGAAAGCTCCATAAAATGGAATACTTTCGTAAGAATATTTTTCAACTGACGGATGTAGAGACAATTGAGTTTTTCAAAAAGGTTGATGCAATCTTTCAACGATACGCGGAGAACATCTGATGAGAACTATATGGAAATTCGAAGTGCCCATTCAAGATGTTGTTGTTATCAAAATGCCAAAAGAGGCTAAGGTTCTTTTCGCTTCGGTTCAACATGGTAAACCTTGTTTCTGGGCGGAAGTTGATACCTTTGCTCCGCTAGAGAAACGCGAGTTCCGCATTTATGGAACCGGCCACCAAATTCCTGATTACAATGGACGTTACCTTGGCACCTTCATGATGCATGGTGATCAGCTTGTTTTTCACGCTTACGAATAGGATGGATAATATGTACTTCAGTAGGGACGGTGTTCTTATGGTTCAAAGAAACGAATCTGAGTTTTGGGTTGAAGAAACAAATGTCACCTTCAAGGGTGCTTGGTGGTTTCCGCCAAACTGGATCACTATGCCACTAGCAGCCTATCGGCGCAAGCTGAAAAAGATGCAGGCTCTGCACTATGACGAGTAACAGATAAATATGAGTGGATCGAGGACTTAGGTCCTCGAACATTCATACACGGAGTTCTGTTATGTCAAAGAGAGAATTAATCTCTAAGAATTATTACCTTGATGAGTTCACATACTCACCAACAGCTGCAGCCCGCAAAATCGACAACACACCAAACGCAGAGCACGTTGCTAATCTGCGTCATGTTGTGCAAAATGTTATTCAACCAGTCAGAGACAACTTCAAGCGTGCGCTGAAGATCAATTCTGGGTATCGCTCGCCTGCTCTTAATCGTGCCGTTGGTGGTGCCATGAACAGCCAACATGCCTTCGGTGAAGCTGTAGACTTTGAGATCGAAGGTCTGTCTAATAGACTAGTCGCTGACTGGATCGCAAAGCATCTCAACTATGACCAGTTGATCCTTGAGTTCTACAACCCGATGGAGGGTGTCAACTCTGGCTGGATACATGTATCACTCAGAAAAACAGGTATAAATAGGAAAGATCGTCTTGTAGCATACAAAGACGGCAAGTCTACGAGATACGAGAAAGTCCCAGACTTCACTAAAATTAAATGAGGATAACATGTCTAAGTACACATACGAACTATACATCGATGCTGGTAACGAATGGCGTTATCGCTTGATCGCTGAGAATGGCAACAACGTCGGTAGTTCCGGTGAGGGTTACAAGAATTTCGGTGATGTTTTCGCATTGGTGAATAAGATCAAGAGCGCTGACTCTGACATCAAGATCATCAAAGAAGGTAATGATACTAAGCAACTTCTTCAGGAGTAAAAGATGCTAGACGAATCCTTAAAGGATATTATGTCTCTTAAAGACAGACAAGAATATAGCTTTCATCTGAAAAGGTTAAAAATTCACGCTGCTGCTGTTCCTAGAATTAGACATGATGATATTAGGCGAGAACATAATAGAAAAATGGCTGATTTTCATCTAGACCAAGTAAATGCTCTTGTCAGTAAGTATTATCCAGGATGATCGTTTGCAGTTGCAGAAGAATCAGCACTAATGACCACAAGTCAGAAGCTGAGTTAAAGAAACGTCTTAGACAAAAAGACGTTGGTTGTGGTAAATGCCTTTCGAAAAAGGCTTGACTTGTAAGCTAAATAAGAGTATTATCAATTCAATAGGAGCTTGTTCGTGGGTAGAATTCTTGATCTTATCAAAGAGTCTCTTGGCGATCCAAGTCGGTTGCTGAAAATTACTTACACAGGTTCCAGCGAGTGGCATGATCCAGAAGACGATTTTAATTATCAATCTGATTCAGCCTTCACACACTACAAAGTTCAACATCCAAACGGTGAAGTTCAACATGTTTCTATAGATCATGATAAGGGTTCTGTTATTAAACACAAAAAAGATCCAAACAGACCAAATGGTGCATGTCGCGGATCTGAACAATGTGATCATAAGCCAGAAGATTTTGAACATCTTGAAAACATCGCGATGATTAGAAAAACAATTGCTCCAAAAACAAAAGTACGAATGCATAAATAGTCTTAATGATAGTGAACTGAGGAAAATTAAACCAAGCAACACTCGGGGGCAGTGCCCGACGCCTCCACCAAAAGCACATACTTATGGTGAAGCACATCTTTTAAACCAAGCGGGTTTGAGTCCCGAGGCCTAATAAGTGTGTGTTTTTGATGGGGGCGACACAGGTTCGACTGTTTGTAAATAGGTTCTGAGGCTATCCGGATGTTCTCCGTTAAACGAACAAAAACACTAAATGCAAACGATAATGAAGTTGCATTTGAACAACGCCTAGCGGCGTAGTTTATTGGGCTGGGGACTTGCCTCGAAACAGAAAAGTCCCGCACTTCTTCTTTAACAACATAGAGAGTAAACATATGAAACTTCTAGTACTAGCTGCAGCCGCAGCAGTTCTCCTCGCGCCAGCTGCAGCCGCACAAACGGTTTCTGTTGGTACTACAAACGGACAAACAGACACGACCTACGTTAATGGCGAATGGGCTTGGGACGTTGGTAATGATGTCGAAGCAATCGTCGAAGGCCGTCTACGTGAATCAAACAGCCATCTCGTGAAGGTTGGTTTTCAGCGTGAGTTTGTAGACCTCGGCCTAGTCAAACTTTCCGGTCGCCTTAACCTCACCCAAACAGTCGGTGTTGGTAAAGACTTCGCTGGCATTTCAATCGAACCAACAGCTTCTTTCAATATTGATAAAGCCAAGGTAACTGTTGGATACGAAATCGGAGATTCGCTCAGAACAAAGGACACCAACGGTACAGTTCGCACTAGCACCATGCTGGTCATGTATCCATTCACCTTCGGTAACTTCGGACTTCAATATGAAAACGAACGTGGTGATCTGAAGCAAGAGTCAGTTTCGCTCGTTTACTCACTCAAGCAGTAAATTTCTAAGGATGGGGACTATCCTTTAAAAGTCCCAACATTATTCTTCCAGTGTAG